TCATCAGATGGCCACCCTGGGCGGCTTCCCTTAACATCCTATAGTCTACACGGGGGAACCTATAGAAGCCCTCTCTGTAACCTCTACTTACGAGATGAAACAAGCGCTGGAGACCTTCACTCGTCTTTGGCAAAACCACAAGATGATGACGACGCTTTACTGGATCATAAAATTTCCCAGACTTGGTTTCCTCTTCATTTTCTACAGTGAGGCCAGCGTCTTCTTTGCCTATATCAACAATCTCATCATCGCCATCAATGATCGCAGTAAGAGGAGTTGTTATTGCTTCACGACGCTCTCTAAGAGCGAACATAGCCTCCTTGTCACCCTTCTTTGCTGCTTGCCTAATTTCGTAATCGAGCTGCCATACTTCAAGGTCAGGATGCACATACATTTCACAGCCTGGAACGAACTTAAACGAACCACCGCGCTTTTGAACTTTTTCTGCATGGAGAAATGCATGACCAAAAGAATTCATATGACCATGATTAGTAAGACACCATCCATCCATGCCATTCTCAATAACAAAATCGATGTGTTCTTGTGGGTACCCCAAACCGTCAAAAGTAGAAAACCCGTCATGTGAATGAAGGGAGATAAATTTACTGGGTGGGATTAGTTTCGTCTTTCGCATTTTGTCTCCATACCAATCATTATAGAGAAATTAGCAATCTTTTTCAACGAAATCTTTGTTTTCTCAGGTGTTTTTTTGCCCAATCCATCCAGGCGCCTGCAATAATATCTACATCTTCAGGTGCGATATATCGCTCTCGATCTTTTTCCCAATCTTGCTTAGCCCAATTCTGAAGCATGGAACGTATTTCACTTTCTAATGCCTTTGTTGATTGTGCATTATGCGCATATCCCATAATATGAGCAGAGACCTCTTTTACATCAAGATAGTAATCTTTCGCGCGATCTGACACCGGCGTACCGATGACTTCGAAGTCTTCATATTCGTATGTTCCACCCTCGGCAGCTTCCATCCCTCGATAATACATTGGAAGCTCTTGAAGCATATGCTCAATCTCATGACGGACAGTATTCGAAATCTCAGATCGAAGAAGAGCACGCTTCTTATCAGGGAGCGGGTTCGGAGCAAATACATCCACATGAATTCCGGGGCTCCCCGTACGGTTGATATTATCACCAGAAATATGGATCGCATCAGAGGGAGTAATAAATAACGAAACGCTTAAATAAGTGTCGTCTTCGCCGAAGTCATCACTGACCAAGTCTGGATTAATTTTTCCAGGGAGAAAATCTATATCAAGACTGTAGATAGCTGTCTCATCTTGTAGGCCGGCAGTATCGATTAAATCGTCTGCTTCCAAGACTTGATATTCCTCAGTGGTTGTCTTACCATCTTTTACAAGGAAAAGAATCGCGCGCGTAACGCGGTTCGTTAAGGTGCTCACCACTCGTAAGTTTGATTCCATCAAAAAATGACTAACAACTTCTTCTTTTATAATTTCGTTTAATCGATCTTGATTAATCTTCTTTGTCATTTGATAATCTCCCGGTTATTATACTCACGTAGACTTAGCGCTTGCTCTTCCACCTCAATGAGGTTACCTAATATAAATAATATAACTGTCCCGAATTCATGATAGCGTTCGACAATCAATCCGCCGTCACCTGGCGTGAGAATGTAAGATGTTCCGTCTGAGCCTACACCGAAGTGGTACTCCGTAATACACGCCACATCACCCGGTATCATTTTCGCTCTCTCTTTTACTAATCTCAGTTCTTAATTCTTCATCGTTTGTATCGATTCCATCATTAGCTAATACTGCTCTTAAAAGAGGAATTCGTATTTCAAGGAGACCGAATCCTTCGCCCCAGATCCATGGAATGTCACATTCTAAAGAAGCTATTTTTTCCTTCACTTGAGCGACACGCTTTTCGAGAAGAGGTCTAAGCTCGGGTGCATCTATATCAATCGAAATTCCGAGATCTAAAGCGAGTGATAATAATTCTTCATGATCTTCGCTTTCTAGTGCTGTGGATGCTTTTAAAAATAACGCTTCCAACCTAGCTTTGTCTTCTGGCATCGCGCGGTCTGGATGCGTCAACATAGCAATCTTACGAAATAATTTTTTTGCCCATTCCGGATGAAATTTCTCTGGTTGCTCGGCTGTATCATGATTTTTTCGTTCTTCAGCTTGTCCCAGCTTATACCCCACGCCTGTTGCTGTCGTATCGGGGGTTTCATCAACTGGTTGAGGGCCCTTAAATTTTTTTTGAAAGTGATTTAAATCGCTAAGCCATTCCTGCTCATACTCTTTAAAAAGGTTATACGATTCGTCATAATAATTTTGGAGCATTTTTAGCTCAGATTTTAATATTCGAATTTTTCTTTGAAGTTGACGCTTGAATTGCTGCATAACGTCATTAAATATCGTCGATCAATAACCCTCATCCAACCGATCATGAATTATCTGGTCTTTTTCACAGTACGCGCTAAAAAGCTCTTCAGCATCGACTCCAGTCAAGACAAGTACTGACATAAAGTAGTTAAACGCATCAACAACCTCCTCCAAAAATTCGCTTCTATCAAATTCATGAACCTCTGTGTCTCTATGCGGTTTCCAGTTTTTGAGATGCTGCAATGCCTCGAACATTTCCTCAACACCCCTTAGAGCCATATCTCTTACGTGCTGTTGGTTTCGTTTATCTGACAAATCGATCGGCCAATCTGGATACTCAGCTGGCTTCTTTCCCTTTAAGCGTGTCATAAACGCTGTCCGCCGGGCGAACATTTGGTCTAATTTGTCACTCAACTTCTTCAACTTCTTCTTCAGTTGCCAAGGCAGACATCATATTTTGAATATTCTGCTCAAACGCTTCATGATAATCTGGATGGATATGAAGCTCATCGTTGTGTACAACAAATGTAGCAGAACGAAGATTGTCCATAATATCAGTACCAGTTAAAATAGCCATTTGCAGAAGCTTTGCGAGATGATTGATTGCATCATCATTCATTTTTAGTTCATTAGTGTTCATGTTTCCTCCATTTCACTAATCATATTATAGGAGTCATGATTCATTTGTAACCACCCCCGATAATCATTCAAGGTATGATTGCTGGGGTTGAGCGGAATCCAAGTTATCATATGTTATGATAACAGAAATTATCGAGATTTACAGATAATTTATAGCCCAAGCAAAGGCAGCCATAACGAATTGGACCACCACAAAAGCAGTTATTGCCTTTGTCTTAAAAAGCTTCAGGTCTTCTACTTCTTTTGTCATCGTTCCGAGCTGAGAGGGCGATGCAACTTCATCAATCTTTTCTTTCCAGGCACGAAGCTCGTCTACCCGGTCTTCCCTCTCTCTCATTCTAGCAATTTCTTGCTTAAGCTCTTGAATCTCAGCATTTAGTGCTTGGATACTTGTTGCTAGCGTTTCAAGTTCTTTTAAAACAAGCCTAGAATATTCGCTCCATCCATTAGTTTCTTCAGGCATAATCTTACTCCGTGTCTTCGTCAGGTGTTATTTGAAGGTATTCTAAAATGCAACCAAGCTTTTCATGAATAACCTCCATTTCAGCGTCATCCAACCCAGAGTAAGTGTGTATATCCACTAACCTTTGTACAACTTCATCACGTACCTCAAATGCCGACTTCCATTCTTGTTCTTTACCACATAATTGCTCCCTAAGAGCTCTTAACCGTAAAATACTAGAACCGCTATCACATTTTGACATATTATATTACCGCCGAAACAAACTATCCAGCTCTTAAATATAGAGCAAAAGATAAGCTTTCTTGAATCAAGATGATGTTAATTCTTGATAGGCTTCTATTGTTTCTGGCCAGCAATTTTTAGCAATTTCTAAACAAGCTTTTGCTACTTGTTGAATCTCCCATTGGGCACCGTCATGGGTTCGAAGCGAAACAAACTTTAAAAGATTGTTTAAATTGACAGTTCCGTAATACTCAGTGTACAGGTTTTGGGAGAGAACACCTCGAGCCTGTTCGCGGCATACACCTACCCTGAGAAGATCGTTGTATAACATTACAGAACGTCGGTGATGATCACTGACAACTTGAGATGCAGTCATACCATAATCCGTATCCGAAAGGTCTGGTATCACTACAGGGTCCCTTAGCTCATTAATATTTGAAGCTTGTCGATTGGATTTATGCTGCGTTCTGAAACTTGCTGGCTCATAAAACCGGAGATTCTCGTCAGTATAACGACGTGATATCTCGTTATAGCTCCATGTTCGATGACGGTGATGCTGGCTTCGAACGAAAAGGGGTACTATGAACCGATATGTTATAACACAGTGTTCGAGTGTTGACGTATGCTTATGTTTGATAAGATACTTAATAAGCTTTCTATCTTTGTCATCCATTACATCCTTATGTTTCCCAAAAGAAACCCTGGCGCTATTAACAACTGTAATGTCTTCTCCCATATGGGAAACGTATTCAACAACGCCTATCTTGTCATCATATAATTCAATTCTACTCACTAAAATTGCTCAGCTTCGGTGGACTCTTTTAAAGCTAAAGTCGATGAATCTGACGATATCGTTTGTGCAACTGCGTCGAAATATCCTGTTCCTACTTCACGTTGGTGCTTTGTAGCAGTATATCCAATATCTTCAGCGGCAAATTCAGCAGCTTGAAGTTCGGCGTATGCAGACATATCTCGCTTATTGTAATCCAGCGCTAAATTGAACATTGAATAATTCAAGCAATGAAAACCAGCCAAGGTGATAAACTGAAATTTGTAACCCATTTCCCCCAAAGAATTTTGAAACTTTGCAATAGTTTCATCATCGAGGTTCGCGCGCCAGTTAAAAGAAGGTGAACAATTATACGCCAGCATCTTACCGGGAAATTTTTCATGTATAGCGTCAGCGAATTTTTGCGCCTCTGCTAAATCAGGCGTGCTGGTTTCGCACCAAAGAAGGTCGGCATACGGCGCATACGCCAAGCCTCGAGATATGGCCATATCTATCCCGCCAGTGATATGATAAAATCCTTCTGCGGTTCGTTCATTTGATGTAATAAATTGTTGGTCTATAGGATCAACATCTAACGTTATCAAACGGGCTGAATCGGCATCGGTACGGGCAATTAAAATAGTTGGTACATCCATCACATCCGCTGCTAGCCGAGCAGCTATCAATTTCTTAACAAACTCGCTGGTCGGTACAAGAACTTTTCCGCCTAAATGACCACACTTCTTGGCCGAAGATAACTGGTCTTCAAAATGCACCCCTGCTGCGCCGGCGCGAATCATTGCTTGCATCAATTCAAACGCATTGAGGTTTCCACCGAAACCTGCTTCTGCATCTGCAACAATCGGTGCGAACCAGTCTCTTATTGACCCGCAATTTTCAATCCATTCGACCTGGTCGGCACGACGAAGAGCATTATTTATTTTTTCAATAAGCATTGGAACACTGTTTACCGCATATAAACTTTGGTCCGGGTACATGGAATGAGAATCATTCGCGTCGGCGGCGACTTGCCATCCAGAGCAATAAATCGAGGGTGTACCGGCCTTGACCATCTGCATCGCTTGATTTCCAGTCACAGCTCCCATTGCATGAACGTAGGGCTCAGAGCATAATTGGTTCCAAAGCTTTGTTGCAACGTGTGTTGCGAAACCATAGTTTTCACGAAATGAGCCGCGTAATTTATCTACCTGCTCAGCGGAGTAAGGGCGGGTAATTCCGTCCCATCGATTATTAGCTGTCATCAGAGAATCTCCAATTTTCCATTTAATTCCAAGCTATTATAGGCTTGTAGTGTTAAAAACTCATCCATATTATTTTGAAAGCACAATATGTGCCATAGATCATACGCTACTCCGCACTCACCAATCAATTCTTCCTGAAACAGTGCGCCTAAATACTCTTGCGTCACAACAGCTCCGTTATCAAGCATTACGTTATGCCGCAACCACTGCCAGGTCTGTGCACGAGATATCTCAGCAGTGGCGGCGTCTTCCATTAAATTGTTAAGAGGCACGCACCCAGACCCCGCAACCCAGGCCTTCATATATTCATATCCAATTTTTATATTTTTTCTTAACATTTCCTCTGTGAAAGATCCTACAGGAACTTCCACCAAGTCTTCAGTTGATATCTCAATATTTGATAGAGGTCTGTTAATTTGGTTGGGCGTGATAAGATATTCATCGAAAACTTTTTTTGCGATTGCCACTAATCCTGGATGCGCTACCCATGTGCCGTCATGTCCATCCATTACTTCCCGAATCTTGTCTTGCTCTACCTTTCTAATCGCGGTTGAGTTCGCTACAGGGTCGTTCTTTATAGGTATCTGAGCAGCCATACCGCCCATCGCATGCGCTCCCCGGCGGTGACATGTTTGTATTAAGAGTCTCGAGTAGGACTGCATAAAATGTTGCGTCATACCCACTTCATCTCGATCAGGAACAATATACTTTGGGTCATTTCGAAATGTTTTTATGAAACTAAAAATATAGTCCCACCGACCGCAATTCAACCCAACTGAATGCTCTCGCAATTCGTATAATATCTCGTCCATTTGAAATGCCGCTGGAAGGGTTTCAATCAACACAGTTGCCTTAATAACTCCATTCTTCACGCCAAAATATTCTTCAGAAAATGAAAAAATCTTATTCCAAAGAGCAGCTTCATTGTGGTGCTCTAATTTGGGAAGATAAAAATAGGGACTGCGGCCGGTCTCCACAAGGGTGGTGATATTATTCGCAATGTAAACACCAAAGTCGAAGAGCGCTGCTGGAATTGGCGCATCCCACAAATCATGAATCACATGACCCTCTGATAAATGAAGTCCGCGGGGACGAACAAATAACACTGCTAGCTCGGAGCCGAGGGAGTACATTTTGTCTCTTTTCTCATCATGAAAATCAATCTCGTTATGAATCGCATCGCGCAAATTTATCTGGCCATTTACACAGTTGCTCCACGTCGGAGAATTGGAGTCCTCAAAGTCTGCCATGTACACATTCGCGCCGGAATTCAATGCGTTGATTATCATTTTTCGATCGGGAGGACCAGTAATTTCGACACGTCTGTCTTCGAGGTCTTTTGAGAAATCCGCAATCTTCCACTGGCTTTCTCGTATCCACTTCGTTTCTTCCAGAAAACCAGGTGTAAATCCCCCACGCTCATCCAGAAGATGAGCAATCGTAAGACTGAACTCTTCACATAAGGCGTCTAAAAATGTTATAACATCAAGAGACAATACAGACGCCTGCTCTTCGGTTAAATCAACAGTAAATTTTAACGACACAGCATTCCCTCACACAAATCTTATTAATTGGTTTGCGACTCGGTACGGATCACAATTTGAAGAAGGTCGTCGGTCCTCTAAATACCCTTTCCACTCGTTGTCGACTGTCGATGTGGGAATCCTAACAGAAGCACTACGGTCGGCGACGCCGTACGAAAACTTCTCGAAACTAGATGTCTCATACGCTCCCACTAATCTATCATTATTCCCTTCGCCATATTCTGATATCGTTGAGGTATGGTTCATGGACATCTTTTCTAAAATGCTATTATACAACTTCTCGTTGTCCGTACCTGTCCGCATCTCCTCGGTTGAAAAATTAGTATGACAACCTGAGCCGTTCCATCCTGTATGTGGCTTGGGGGACCAATCGACACCAACGCCATCGTTCTCGGCGAGAAGTGACAACATATATCTTGAAACCCATAAATCATCACATGCCTTTAGCGTGTCTTCACCGAAACATTGAAATTCCCATTGACTTGGAGCGACTTCAGCGTTATATCCAACAACCTGAATTCCCATTGACCAGCAAATATCAGCGTGGGCTCTTACTAAGCCTCGTTTCATCACTCTGTCCCCACCAGAAGAACAATAATACATGGGTGTGTTTGGCGGCTCTACTTCACCCGCCCAAAACATATTCTTACTTCTATTATCAGTTAAAAAATATTCTTGTTCGAAACCAAGCCAAAGATTTTTGGTCGGATTTTCCGTAAGATACTCTCGCAGAACAGCTCTATGGTTTGTAGAATGTGCTGTTCCATCAACGTCCTCCACCTCACAAAGTACCATGTACTGGCTTGGTGACACCTGGTAAAGACGAACAGGTGTTAGAAGTCTTTCAGACTCGCTCGTCGAAGCCTGGCCGGTCGATGAGCCATCAAAATTCCACTGTGTTATTTCTATCGCGGATTGGCCCTCATCGTTAGTTGTGATGGGACCTACCTTCGTCTTTGACCTAATTGATGGTATATCAAACCCGTCTACCCAAATATAGTCAATATGCGCTACTTTCATGTTTTCTCCTATAGCAGAATATACGCAATAATACTACGCTACTCCATCACTCAGTAAATCGTTGAATCACTAGATTTTATTTTCCACACGCACTGCTAAGACAAAACCGGGCATAGTCCGGTATCCCCCGCGATGATCGCCGCAACCGTCTTCCCTAGTAATAATAGCATCAGGCCAGATTCTTCTTACTTCTTTAACAATCCAATTTTCTTCTAGGAGAGTCTTGTCGTTACTGTAGCCGAAATCATCGATTAAAATCGTAAAACTTCGTTTTTCCATCACATTATTGATAATACCACACTCAAGCGGAATCATATCTTGCATTGTAATATCCCCCGTGTTTGATTGACCGCCATGTGCATCAAGCCAAATCAGTGGGTCCATGTCTCTACACTTTAACAGCATCTCCCCAAGAAGGTCTCTCGAGTCTCCAAATAAACATACAACTTTTTCATTATCGCAAAATTTCTTGGCTACATGTTTGTACTGCGACTCAGATAATTCAACGGTCCAGATTTTATCAAACCCAGCCCTTAGTGCAGCTTGCACGCCCTCGCCAAGATATGCCCCTGTCTCAACAAAAGCGGAGCCCCGCTTAAATTTTTTAAAAAGCTTTCCATCACATGCTGGCATTATCTTATCCTCGTTCTTTATCGATACAATAAGCAGGAGAAGCAGCAACATCTTGTAGCAGTTTCGGTAAATCTAATCCGGCACAATCTATCTTTCCGCGAGTGAAATTATAATGGTTACAAAAACCGTGAAATTTTCCTCGCTCACACTCTTTGTGCACCCCTGTTTCGATGTGACCTTCTACATTCTTAGGATAATCTAAGGGTATTCCAATTCCAGTGTGTATCGCTTTCCAAAGAGCCTTAAGGGCCTCAAGTTGGACAGGATAAAAGTCTGTAAACGGAGGTAATGTTCTTCCATGCACATAACCATGTTCTTGAACCGGTCTTTTCCCTAGACCCTGTTTAGTATACCAGTCTTGATATTTCAAGTAATATGCATTAGAAATTTCGACGCCAATTCCCTTTGAGTTCCCACCTTCGTAGCGAGGAATTCCAGCATGCCATGCCTTATGCTGCGTATCTAGCATCTGAAAAATGGTACCGTCATTATCAATAAGAAAGTGTACTGATATTCCACGCTTATTCAAAACCTTTGCGCACGATTCTGCGCTGAGACATACGTCCCAATGGTTGACAAACATCGTTGGTTTACGATCGGGCTTTCCGGCATAGCTTGTGTAGCACCCGTCTTTTGATTTGAACCCATCAGACTCATCCCACAAAATTACTTTGTCCCACTCTATGGGAATAAAGTGCCCGTTGTGGACGATGTGCTTGTCTCCATCTCGATAGGTTCGTTTTAATGGTAACGCATCCATCCAATCAGTAATGTTCGTCTCCCTTTCGGTCCAGAGCCTTCTATACGTCATTGGGCCAACAAGACCATCCGCTGTTAAACCGTATGATTTCTGCCACTCCTTGACGGCTTTTACTAGATCGTTATTAAACTCTTCACACCCGAACCAAGACGGTTCCCACCCCAGACTATCAGAGCTAGATTTATTATAAAAGTCTTTATCCACTTCCTTACTCCATCTCGATATTAACTTCGACCGTTATAGAAAGCTTTGGAACACGGAGGTGATTTGCAAGCCCATGCTTCTTTGCTTCTTTAGCATCCAGAAACCAGTCTGCGTGTTTCTTCTTGTCGACAATCTTCATAAAATAATCGTCTTTCTTGCCACAATTTTGAGCCATCATCTTGTATACAATACCGTTTAGACGATCTGCTTCTTTTGCGCCAGCCTTTAATTCTTCTACTTTCCCCATGTCCATTGACGACACATCATGAATCATCACTGTTGCATTGGGGTCCATAAAACGGCGACCCTCTTCACCGAATGAAAAAAGAATCGCACCACAGGACATCGCTTTTCCTTCGACGATCGTAGCGACGGGTATTTCAGCATTCTTTATTGCGCTTATCATCGCCATCAAACTGTAAACTTGTCCTCCGTACGAATCAATAACAACTGGAATCACATCTTGTCCAGTGTTATGTGCTAAAGCCATTTCATCGTTAAACTTTTTTGCTGATTCTTCGTCAAATTTATTAACTCTTACAATGACCGGGCTTTTTCTTAGCTCAACTTTTTCAATTTTATTATCAATTTTTGATGTCCAGTGCACTTCTTCTCCTATAGTCTTCTATTGCAGCTTTAATCGCGTCTTCTGCCAACACAGAGCAGTGGATCTTTACTGGTGGTAAACAAAGCTCTTTTGCAACATCAGTATTTTTTATCTCTGAGGCTTCTTCCAGCGTTTTTCCTTTGACCCATACAGTTATTAACGAGGTGGATGCAATTGCAGAACCGCAACCAAAAGTTTTAAATTTGGCATCCTCGATAATGCCGGTGTCGCTAATTTTAAGTTGAAGCTTCATTACATCACCGCAAGCTGGAGCGCCTACAATCCCAGTACCAACACTAGGGTCATCCTGATCGAAGCTTCCTACATTTTTTGGGTTCTCAAAATGGTCTATAACTTTACCTGAATAACTCATATCACTATCCGCACTTCGCCATGCCGCATGTCAAGCATGTCGCACAGCCCTCTTGATAAACAACATTACAGTCTTCTGGTGTTTCACAATCACACTCAAGTACGCCATTGCTAGCCCTTGTACCATCTGCGATATATTTCTTCAAGCACCGTGCAATGACTTTTGAAAAACAAAATAAATCCGCATCTTTATCTTTTAATAATTGCTCCACCAAATACTGGGTCGGGACGCCATGGCGTAATGCTAACGAAATTGTCCTTGTAAATGCCGAATGGTTGGGGTTATCAAAAACCTTAACAATGTCCTTGATGGTCATCTCGTCACCATTCTGCCCAAAAATTAAATCATATTTCGAAGGCATTGACTTACGAGGGCGACGCCGAATTTGACCAGTGATATAGCGTCGTGGAATTTCCACATATTCCGCAAGACCACCAATAATTTCGTAGGGAACACCGTCCATTAACCCCACTAGTAACGTCCAGGCCTCACCCTTAATGTTTGCCTGGTGAATATCACAGTCTAATATTTCAGGCCTTCTGGGAGCTGATTTTATGATGATCTTTTCACTTTCCCGGGGGTCAACTTCTTCCTCTGTTTTCGCGACCAAAACACCAGTTCGTGAACCATCACGATATACAGTGATACCCTTGCACCCTAGCTCCCAACCAGTCATATAAACATCTTTAACGGTCTCAATGTCTATATCTGCGGGAAGATTTGTCGTATTAGAGATTGCATGACATACCCATTTTTGAGCAGCTGCCTGCATTCTCACTTTTGCAACCCAATCAATTTCTGAGGCTGTTGAACACTTATACGGACTCAGTTCGACCATCTCTTCAGGATCATCATCGCTGCGAAATGCCGAATGTTCTATCCACTCTCTAAATCCATGATGATAAACTGTATATTCTTGCCACTTATCGCCACTATCATCAACAAAATCCACACTAGCAGCCTCGTCTTGACCTGTAATTTTTTTACGACGTGTATAGTGTAGCATATAAGCTGGCTCGATACCGGAAGTTGTTTGTGTCAGTACAGAAACTGATCCGGCTGGGGCCGTCGTAGTTATTGAAATATTTCGGCGACCAAATTCCTTATTCATTTCCTTAATTTCTGGATTTTCTTTCCAAATTCTCTCTAAAAATGGATGACCATCCTCTTTGGCGTGATCGTGCGCAGGAAACGCACCGCGTTCTTTTGCCAAGACAGCAGATGAATAGTACGCATTAACCGCTAGCGCTCGATATATTTCTTCAGTGAGCTTGATGCTTTTTTTGCTACCATATTGTACACCCAGCATTGCTAAAGTATCACCAAGTCCCGTGATTCCAAGGCCAGTTCTACGCCCTAGAACAGCCATCGTCTGGATATTTGTCCACAAGTCTTTCTCGATTTGCTTTACCTCGCCAGACTCTGGATCGGCCTCAATCTTCTTAAGAATCTTTTCAACTTGCTCAATCTCAATATCGATCATGTCGTCCATTAAGCGTTGAGCTTTTTGAACCACTTTGCCGAATGAAGCGAAGTCAAATTTTGCATTAGACTTCCACTTTTTCTTTACGAAGCTTGTCAAGTTCACAAGCATCAATCTGCAGCTGTCATGAGGAGACAAAATAATCTCGCCGCAAGGGTTTGTGGAGCACGATGAAAAACCTTCGTTAGCGTAAATATCAGAAGGAGTCATCTTTTTTGCCGTATCCCAAAACAACAATCCGGGTTCAGCGGTGGCATGAGCTGACTCTATAATTTCATGCCAAAGCGTTTTTGCGTCAACGTACTCTGATATCGTGCACTCTTTGCTCTCTACAGGCCAACGTAAATGTACATTTGAGCTTGATTGAACTGCTTCCATAAACTCATCAGTTACACGAATAGAAATATTCGCACCTGTCACTCTTTTAAGGTCTTTCTTGATTTTTATAAAGTCACGAATTTGAGGATGATGAACAGATATCGTAAGCATCAATGCGCCGCGGCGGCCACCTTGCGCAACCTCTCGACACGAATTAGAAAAGCGATCCATGAAGACCTCAATTCCGTCGGTAGTCTTTGCAGCGTTAGCAGTAGAAAGGCCCTTTGGTCGAATTGTGCTTATATCAAAACCAACACCGCCGCGGCGCTTGGCAATCTGAACGAGTCTTTGGTCTGTTGAAAGAATTCCCCCATAACTGTCTTCGGGCGCTGGAATGACAAAACAATTCGAGATAGACTGTAATTTGGTATTGTTACCAATTCCAGCCATGGGAGAGCCTTGGGGGATTATCTTCTTAAATCCCTTCAACAAATCAAATATTTCTTCTTCAGTTAGTGGGTTCTCATATTTCGCTTCAATCCGGTGAAATTCTTTTGCGAGACGACGGTGCATATCGTTAGGTGTGGCTTCAAGATACTCACCATCTTTATTCATCAAAAGATATTTCGTTACAACGACATTAGCAGCTAACTCATCACCACCAAAATAAGCCAGCGATTTTTCGACCGCCGTTTTATAGTCATATGTCATACCGGAACTCCCTAAGCGATACCTGAAATTGACTTCCATTTTTTTCTAAGCGCAGACTTCATTTCTTTCTCATCATTTTCGATTGTTTCTGAAAGTGTAGAAACATCTTCGTCCAATACGCTAATCTTAGATGTAGCTGTGTCAATGTGAATAGGAAAAACGATCCCGTCCTTCCCTGCACGATTTTTTGCAATAAATAGCCGGCCGGCACCGGTGGCTTTTTCGGTTGCCTTTCTGGAAATCGACACTACAAAATCTGCAACCATGGCTTTCCCATATGCTTCTGACATGTTCTCAAGCCCAACAATATCAGAATTTGCAGAATCCCTATTTGCTTGTGATGCAGTCCATATAGGAATATTAAGCTCCATGGCCAAATTTCTTAGCTCCTCATAAATTAGCTTTAATTCGTGTCGTAAAGAGTCATATGACTTGGTGGAGCGCATAATATCTGCGTAATCTACGATTATGACGCTTGGCTTGAAATTACGAAAAGCTAATTTCTCGATATGGTTCCTAATAGACACCACAGATGCGGAACCTGTTGGATACTCTTTGATCATCAATCGGCCAAATCCTTCATTTTTCCCATAGTAGTCTTGAACAGTCTTCTTATGGTCAATTACATCAGACGCTGATATATTACACAGATTGGCATCATATCTCAATCCAACAGCCTGCTCTGTCAACTCAAAAGTGTAGTGAAGAACATTTTTTCCATTCCTCATTGCGTTCGCTCCCATTGCCACAAGCCAATGAGATTTTCCGACACCAGTGTTGGCAACAACGACGCCAATTTCACCTCGTCCCAGGCCACCATTTAAAATTTCTCTCGAATCCAATTCTGCTAAGCCTGTTGGGCAAACGCAACGCTGGATTTTCAAAAATCTCGCTTCCATATCTTCAAAAAAATCGTGACCAGCAGTATTGGGCATCCCAATCGAAACAGCGTTCTTCATTAGAGTAATAACATGCTCAAATTCACCGGTGGTGATCAAATTAACTGATTCTTCAAGGGCTTCTTTAAAGGCCTGTCTTTTACAAAAATCTAGCGCCTTAGCCTTAACGTACGCCAGATCATTTGGGCTCGGGTTTTCTTTCATTCTTATCAAATATGATACTATTTGATCTCTGAGCAAAATATCACCGTCTTCGCTTAGGGCATCCTTAATAATACTAATGAGCAAAACCTGTGTTGGGAAGCAGCGGTACTCAGCAAAGTACGTAAAGTATTTTTCACAAAGATATTCAAGATATCGAAGTTCAAAAAAATCTGAGCGCATAACTTCTACCATCTGCATTGCCCAAGTTTTGTCAGATAACAAGCCCTGCAAAATCTTTTCTTGAAAATTTTTGTTATACTGTGAAAATTGGCCGGATGGAACCGAATCTAATAATGCAATAGTGGATGCCATGATGTTCCTTTTTAATTTAACGCTTTGAAAGTCATAAAGAGCTTATCTGTGTCGAAGTTTTTGATGCAAAGCTGTATTAAGCAGCGCATAAACCCTAGCTTGTCTTTTCGGGGTGTTGCTGCTTCAACAATACCATCTACTTTTTGAACGTGCGAGGCTGAAAGGTTACCATCTCCAAGATACATAAGTTTCCAATTTTTCTTAACAACTTCTTCTCCTGACATGATATTATCATAAAGCTTTAACCTCTTTTGTTCTTGCCGTTCGCGACATAATGTAAGTATATCTTCGACACTCACAAATGAAGAAGATTTAAGTTCAGGAAAACGTTTTGCCATAGCTTTAAACCCCGCTCCAGGGATGCCTTTTAACCCGTCAGATCCGTCACCAATGAAGCAACGAGCTACACAAAAATTAATTGGATGAATACCAAATTTCTCTAAAATAACGCTAGTGCTGAGCTCAGCTTTTTGCCCTGGGGACCATTGCTTTATTTTTTCAGAGACCAATTGATACAAGTCCTTATCGGTGGAGACGATTATACAGTCTTCATCCTTAAAATTTACGTTCACTAATCTTGCGATTATATCATCTGCCTCGCAATCAGAAACATAAAATTGCAAAACAGGAGTGTACCGTAACGTTTTTACAAGCTTTGCTAACTGCTCATTTCGATTAGAGACGGTATCTGGAATGTCATCTGAATAGAAACGATTTAATCTTTCAGGCCGGCGGCCCATCTTATAATTAGGGTCGATCGACCGACGGCGAGGTGAACCACCACCCTCCCAAACAACAATAACCCGATCAGGGTTGTACCTCTCCAGCAAAAGCTGTAGACCTTTCAAGAAACCAACAACACCCCCAACCGGATCGCCGTTATCGCTTAATGATGGGTTCGCAACGAAATGTCTAAAAAAACAATTTAGACCATCAATAATGAGTATCGGTCGTTTATGCATCTAAATCAGGAATGTCATCAAGATTAATCTCCATTGCAGCCGCTCTTACCTCTTCGTAAGCCTCGGTATCTAGATGTGCTTCATTGGGATCTTCTAACTTTCGAATCATACAGAGCTCTAGCAAAGCATCAATGTATTCTTTATATTGAGGGTCTTGCCAGACATCTCTAAAGTCAGCCTTATAGAATTTCTTCTCTAATAAAATTTCGCCTGTGCTAGTGTCAGTAACAGTCAAATTTTTCCAAGCTGACGAACCCTTAATACACACCTCTTTGCCATCAATAATTCCCGCTCCGAATTTACGTAATTCATCAAAAACTTGTTCATGTTCGCGGATGCCTTTTCCAAAATGAATTTCAAATTTGCATGTCCGAAAAGGGGCAGCCACTTTATTCTTGATTGTCTTTGCAGATACGTGGATACCGATAACTTCTTTTTCCTTATTTTCAATTTTCTGGCCAGCTCCGAGCTTAATGCGAACCGACGAATGGAATGGAATAGCTTTACCGCCAGGTGTGGTTGTGGGGTCACCGTACATAACACCAATTTTTGTTCGAGTCTGATTAAGAATTACAAAGAGTGTATTAGTTTGACCTATAACCCCTGTAATTTTTCGCATTCCCTTTGAAATGGCTCGAGCCTGTAGTCCGATCGAATTCTGCTCATACGTTCCGGTCAACTCTGCCTTGGGAGATGATGCAGCAACAGAATCCCAAATGATAGTGATTGGTACATCTTTTTCCATTGCTCTAGCCTTCATAATCGTCGACTCAGCAATGGAAAGTACTTCTTCAGTACAATGTGTATCGACGTAAACAAACCTCTTACTAATGTTGACCCCAAGCAAAGCTAGATTTTCTACTGATGTAGCATTCTCGGTGTCAATATAAACTACGATACCCCCCATTTCTTGGGTGGATCGAGCAATTTGAATAGCAATATGGGATTTTCCAATGGACGGAGGACCAAAAATCTCTACGATACGTCCCTCTGGTAAACCACCATTCGATCTATTTGAAATAATATAATCTAATTGTGCAGAGCCAGTGCTCACCCACCGTTTGACGTGAGTAGGAGATTCATCTTGAGACAAATTATATGCGACCCTGGTGCCGTGCTCTTTATTCAGCGATTTGATTAAGTCGCTGGTAAAATCTTCTGTTTCTTTCTTGTCTTTCTTCTTTGCCATTAAATTTCCCCGTTGAAAGATTATAACATCTTCTCAGCATGTTTTCAAAAAAAGAGGGACCGAATCAGAGATTCGGTCCCTCGGAGATATTCGCTTATTTTTTAGAGACTAAAAACCGTCATCTTCCAAATCAGCGAATGCATCATCCAAACTCTTGAACTTCGACGTGAGCTCGTTGCTATCACCGGCTGTGGTAGTATTGGAGCCCTGAGCGTTGGAAAACCCACGCGAGGTACCTTCTGAGTTTTGGGTTTCAGCATCATCCCCACTCAACCAGTCATTAACAATCTTTGAAAGCTGGTCGTAAGACTTCGCTTCGTAAAGATCGTCAAGGTTGGGCAAAGAGTCTAGCCATTCCTTGGCTTGCTTGGTCGAAGAAGCCAGCTTAGACTGCTTACCTCGAGGTCGAACTTCTGTTGAGGCGTAAAGACGTCCGGGCTGCTTGGTGCAGATAACCTTTACATCTCGACCGTTTGAGGGATCAGTGATGTCGCCATAGTCTTCATCAAGCATAATGTTGAGAAGTGACTGATACACTGTCTTCCCGAAAGCCCAAAGACGAACACCCTTGTCTTCCTCACCACGAACAATAACAGGAGCATAGTAGCGAGGCTTTGGGTAAAGCTTCTTGCAGAGCTCATAGGACTCCTTTGTTCCTTCATCACGAAGAGTGGTAATCAGCTCCTGAATCGGGTCAGGATTGCCAAATTGATAGGGGGCCAAGAGACCTGGATTATTTCCGATGTTATAATAGAACCATCGTTCTGAAAAGGGAAGCCCATCCTCAGTATCGAATGCTAGCATCCGAACAATAGCTTCTTCCCCTTCTTGAGGTCGCCACATCTTATCGCGGCGAGAGTTGGTGCCAGAAAGCTGGCCTAGCTTCTTACGAAGTGCTTCAAAATCAATTGCCATTTTGTAATCTCCAAATTTTTAATATGCAATGTTTAATTTCCCAGTATGGGTATCCCTAAGGACAAGTAAAATTTAATAGTTAAGCTGTCAATGTTCAAATTTATTTTCTTTTTTTATGGGCCTTTGCGCCGCCGAAACCAGACGCATTTGCGGTCGTGGCATCTTTCCGTCTTTTTCGGCGAGCAGATGGGGAACCCATACCCAATGGAAGCATCGGACCCGGGACACCGCCCGTCGAAGCTTCATCATGATGACCCTCATCATCATCCTCATCACGACCCGGTATAAAATCGGGTTCGCCAAGAACTTCGGCTTCCTCAACAAGAAACCTAATAAACTCTCTAAGCTTTTTTTCGTGATCGATACTCATCTATTTTAATTATCTCAAGAAAAACGATTCTGCGGCTCTACTTCAAAAAATTGCGGCTCTACTTTTCTTAAGTTCTGTGCTAGCCATTCGCACTCATCTTCCGCCGCATTTTGATTCGGCGTAGATTTCCACCAACATGTTAGCTCGGGATTCCAGCGATAACGACGAGATTTCAAAAGCGGATTCTCATCCCTTTGAGACCCAACAGCAAAAACATGATAATCAGATTTTACTGCCGTCTGAAGCAGTTCTTCCATCTTATCACTCATCCTCAGAAGGTGGAGAGTCGCATCAATGTCAGCAATAGCGTTATGGGAATTATAGAAAAAACCATGCCAGGCGCAGAGGACCTCTAGAGCCTTTGATGGGCGGCAAATGTCCTTCCACATAACTTGAGACATTGAGCAACACCAGATGGCATCAGGGGGAGGCGAATGGCCGTTCCTTTTAAGGTTCGTGTCTACCCATTCCCTATCAAAGCTTGCATTGTGAGCAATTATAAATTGACATGAATTTAAAATCTTTGCAACTCGAGCCCAATTAATCTCATGACCCTTCAAGTCTTCATCAGAGAAGCCTGTAATGTCTTGAATTTCAGGCGAGAGAGGGTATGTCGGTTGCTGCTTGAACTCGATCGTTTTCTTAATACCAGAAATTTCACCGGTCGAGGGGCTCACAAAAAACGGGCGTATAGCGATTTGAATAACTTCGTCTTTGTCTGCTCGAAGGCCGGTTGTTTCCACATCCAGCACAACTGCTGGAACATCTCCAGAAATGGGCTCTCGATCAGGGGCCGACAGTCCAGAGAACTTAGTGAGAACTACAAGACCGTCCTTATTTTCTAAATGCTTCATACATTTCTCCTACCAAGATATATTTTAACATTCCTGGTGGGATGTACAAGGCTTTATTTGTTCCAGCTACCCTTATGTTCAGAAAAATAAATGACGATATCTTTACCATCGACGTCTATTTGTAGCGCATCTTTTAACTTGAACATCCCAGCTTCTTTCGCAGCAAAAAGAGTATGTTGAAGATATTTCACACCATTTCGAGGATCAAGCTTAGACATAGAAACCTTAATACCTTTTTTATCACCTTTACTCACAGTACTATGACCAGAGTATGCTTGTTGCATTGCTTCAGCCCCCTTAAACGCTTGTTTAAGAATATACCCAATACCCTTTAAATCGCCTGGGCCTCCAGATGAAATCTTGAGATTTTTCATTAATTGCTTGGGGTTGTCTTTTGCTAATGCACCTGCTTCTTTTACGCCGGTGCTGGTGTTCCCCCGACCGATAGACGCAGTTATTGATCCTGGTTTCGTTTTAACACCTCTACGTTTTGGTCGTGTAGGAGGTTGTGGCTCCTCAGCCTCTTCTGTAAGCATTCGCCGGATATATTTTCGTAATTTTTCTTCGTTCATTTTAGCCTCGTGAGCTTGAGAGGAAAGTGTCCCATCTTCTCATCAGAAAATCCTTGAGCAACGATGTTCTCCAAAGCGTCTTCTTGTCCTTTCGGCACATCCATAATTAGAGCATCATGAATAATAAATACCGGCTTGCATGAAGGAATATTTTCAGCGATCTGGCAAAACCCTGCCAATGCAACGTCGACCGCGGATGATTGCAGGAAATTATTCACAAGCACATTGCGGCGAGCATCCGTGACCTCAATGGGTCGGCCATAAAAATTAGTGATATATCCTGATTGCGCTTGGTCATTCAACATCCTGAATATCTCTTTTAAGCCGAAAAACGACTCTACCCTCTTGATTAGCATATCAGCGGAAAATGTACTCCCATCTTTCTGCAAAACTGACCTCAACTTAGAAGTTCCCGCACCGTAAAGTGAGCATAATACTGCGAGCTTCGCTGTGTCTCTCTGAATTTGAATATTGGATTTTTCTATAAAGAATTGGTACAAATCAGCGGGGCTCTTCTCTCCAGGAAGCAGTTTCTCACCAGCTGTAATATTAAAAGCGACTCTTGGCTCTAGAGATGTAAAATCGATTTCATAAAGCGACCCACTTGAGAATGTGCTTTTTAATACTTTACGATATTCTTTCTTAAGGGTCAGAATTTGTGGGCCATCCTTGATTGTCAATCGGCCAGTTTTCGTAGAAGCCCTGCAATAGAGCGGAACACTCCGGCTGGATTTCAAAAAACTTCTCAATGCAGCTGAATCTGATATCTGCAATTCTTGAGCTGCGAACTTACTGTCAATTTCACATGGAGACAGTTTGCCTAAAATTTCATTTGTCTTAATAAAAAAATGAGAATATTCATTACTATGAAGTACGGCTTGTGCCTCTGCTAGCTTGTTCATGAAGTGCTTAAACCTCTCCATAAATTGATTCTTTGGAAGTACGTCTCCCCACGGTATGCCAGATGTCATCCCACAAATTCGCATGGCCTCGACAAATCGAGGTGGTATCAAATCTGGAAGAGTCAGTCCAAAAAGACTAAGTAGCGGCTCAATGGAATTAGGTCTTGTGAGACAGCCGTATGTAAATGTTGCATCAACCTCAGTGGGAGTCCAGCAAACCTCGCCATCATCCAAAAAAAGATTTCTGCTGGTTCCAATAGATTTTTTGTGAATAAAGAGAGACATGCAAATAACAATAGAGCCCGATCATACAATGTTCATGTTAGTCTTCGGTGTCAGCCATTGCTGCTAACGATTTCTCTATACTCTGGAATGTGCTTATATACTTTCCAAATGCGTCCACCTGTGTACACTTCAGCTTTGTTTCAAATTTCCCTTGAGAAATAGTGTGGCTAATTCCGCTAACCACATATTGATTGTCGACTGTTGTTCCCGTCCCAAAATCAACAAAGAAGTACTGGCCGTACGAAATCACCGGGCAACCAAGCGTGGTGAGGCTTAAAGATGTAGGAGCAGTCTGGAGGGGGAGGCCAGAATCTCTAGACCCCTGAGCTGTCGTACCGCCGCCCAATCCACCACGCTGCATATTTACAGTAGCTAATTTGGAGTTATTCATTGATGCAAGATCAGCGCTAATCACCGCAGAGTTTTGAGATCCATAGATTATGGAAGGCATTGTTCTTGTTATGAAGGCCTTTAGGGAACGAAACCCACCTTTTAGCCTGAAGTAATTTCTAGAAAATTCTTCAGGATCGATCGTAACATCCCCACTACCTGAATCGACAGTCACTCCTACCAACTCTGGTACAGCCTCGATTAATCCCTGGTCTATTGCATCTTGCAAAAGAGCCACATACTCCGCTTGGTGATCTGCGATGGACGTTTCTTCATCTTCCCCCGGTTCCCGATTCGCTTCCGATGCAGCAGATGATAGCATCCCTAAAGAGCTTCCTCGGGCTGCGATAAGCATTTTAGAAAGCGCCGTATACTTTGAGGCCTGGCTATCATACAAGTGTATTCTTAAAATTGTGCCACGTTTTCCTAATTCACTTCCAAGTCTGGTAGGAACTGCTTCGATATGCATCGCCACTCTGGGCATTTTAAATTCTTGATCCTCGCTGACACCGTATGCATCTTCTAGACGCTTCACCTTCTCGTTGTATAGCTCAGTCGCATCTTCCGAGAACGACTCTTTCATTTTGCTATTACCCTCGTCATCAGTTTCATATAACGAAGTCAGACCATAAACTGGAGCAGCTTGGTTATGGACGTATTCAGTGTTTAACATACTGATAAAACGAGACAATGGAATATTCGCGCTAGTCTCAGTGAGCTCTTTAAATTTCTTCTCAAATTCGCTAAATTTAATGGGGAATTCGGAAATATTTGAATCGCTTAGGTATGTCGATTTATCGTTAAAAGCGTAAAAAACAAATTGTACCTCGTCAAATCGGTGTGTCGCAGCTAGCGGTTTTCCAACAAAATATAGCATAAGTGCGCCAAGACTTATATATTTGGTATCATCAAACTGGATATCAACAAATTCCGTAGACCCACCCGCACCGGTAAAAGTTCTAGCAAATGGATCTCTTCTGGTTTCTGATATGTCATCCTGATTAGCGCGCAAAGTTTTTGCCTTGTTCAATTTATCAGCGACAGCAGCAGCAATAGTATTTTTCGCGTCCGCGACGG